TGTTATTTTTTTAGGGAGGTAGACCATAACAAATGTATTACATGTTGGGCAACTAAGGTTAGTTTCCATAGCGTATTCACTATCATTATCGTCTACATCGTGATCACCACCCCATATTAATTGAGCATTACAATTGTAGCAATTCATTTTTTTAAAAGACTTTCAAGGTACTGTTTTTTAAGTTGTAACCGCTGTTCATTCATGTCTAATAACGGCCATTTGTTAATTTTTAATGCTATTTTTATCTTTTCCCACCGTTCTAGTAGTACTTTTTCTATTGCTGCGAAGAGTTTCATGGTTCTTTATCGAAAGGATGTCCTATTGAAATACTCCCGTCGTCGTGTTCTCTTACCTCAGGTGTAACTACATCTGTGTCTATTGCGTTATTATAATCTTTGATTGCTTTGTCTACGGTCATCTTGGTTTTCCAATTAATGTACCGTTCTTCTAATCCAATCAATATTCCTAACATTAAGAACCCTAACCATGGAGGATTTCTGAATTTACTGTGGATATCTTGGAATATCCGAAGTTTTAAAGTTGGTTTCTGCATAATCTTTGTTAAATTGAGCTAAACCTTGGTCTGTTAGTACGTGTTTGTACATTTTATCAAATACTGCCGGAGGTAAAGTGCATACATCGGCACCATATCTAAATGCTTGGCTTACTGAGGCTACATCCCGTATAGATGCTGCTAATATCTGTGTACATGGCATATGTAATGCAAATATATCACCAATCAGCTTTAATCCGTCTACTGAGTTATCATTTAACCTACCGATAAACGGTGAAACGTACCTAGCACCGGCCAAACTAGCTAATATAGCTTGAGCTGGACTAAATACTAAGGTTACATTAGTTCTGATCTTCTGATCATTTAACATTTGACACGCTCGTAGTCCTTCTACGGTACATGGTAACTTTATGGTTGCAGTTTCGTAATTATCTGCCGCAGTTAAACCTTCTTCGTACATTACTACTGCTGTATCTGCAACAACTTCTATGCTAACGTCTGTTATATAGTCTAAGTTGTCTAAGGCATGGTAAACATCCGAAGGTTTACGTCCACTTTGTCTTATTAAGGTAGGGTTAGTGGTAACACCACTTATTAATCCAGTATCAACTCGTCTTGCAACTTCGTTAACATCTGCTGTATCTAAAAATAATTTCATAGTAGGGTAGAGTATGTTTGGGTAGGTATTATAGTATGTCCATTAATGGGAAATAGTATAGAGAGGAAGTGTTGTCTGTTAAGACGACGACTTCCTCATAAGGGGTCGGGTCCACCCTTCCCTTCCCCTGTATACGGTGGAACTCGGTCTAAAGCCACGTGGGTACTGATTTACCAGAGTTCTTCCCTCTAGCCTCTCTACGCTGCTCTAGATTCATACCTAAGACCAAGTGATTAGCGGCAGACACAGGGTCATCATTCCATGTTTCTAACATATCTTGAAACTCTTCTCTTTCTCTTAACTTAACTTGTTCATATGCTGAGATTGCTAGTGCATCTGTATAATACTTAACCGCCATCGCTAGGACGTCTATACGGTCATCGTGTTTTACAGCACCTTTTTCTCTACACATTCTACTCATTTGGTAAAAGAGCATATATAAGAGCCGACTTTCAGGTGCACAGTCTTTGTTGGAGGAATAGTCCCAATCAATGACAGACCTATCAACAACAAGACGGTGTTGGTTAAGCACAGGCTCGAGACTATCAATAATCCTGTCTTCTTTTCGTACATTCGCCCTAACCTCGTCCACAAAAATGTTTTGCTTGGTTTGTTGAAGATGTTTTTTAAATAATTCACTTACTATACCGTCTCCAAAGTTTGTCTCTATTACTAACGTAGATACATCGTATTTTTTACATCCACGTAGTATGTCTAATAATGTTTTGTCACTATATCCATCTCTGTATGCTCTCATCTCATGTAAGTATAAAAACCCGTTCCGTTGAGATAAATAACATGCAGCTGTCTCGTCAGATCCCCTACCTGAGGGGTCAACGGCACAAATAGTTTCTGTATATGGTCCCCATTCACCTTGCAGTTGCATAGGTTTGTAAAAGTAGTCTCCCGGTAAACCAACTGTAGGTAATTCTTTGATTACATTTACAGGGTCTGAACACCAGACTATTGCATCAGGTGCTTCTTTAGGGTTAACGCTAGTTACAATTAGATCAGCCATCTTAAGTGGAAACTTCTCAGCATCACTCATAGATGTATCTAACATAAACTGTAACATAAAGTTAGATCTACCCATAGATGCTTCACGATCTATTAAGTCTTCGTTGTCAAATCTGTCTGGGTCAGTACAATCTCCTGCATTTACACCTACGTCTATATCTTCTTGTAGCTGTGGAGCTAGGAGTCCTTCGTAGTTACTGAGGGACTTTGGGTATCTGGCTGGCCAAACAAATGGTCTATAACTCCGCTCTGCCAACTTACGATAAACAGTAAAAGTAGTCTGAGGAGTCCCGAGATACATAATACGGCTATCGTCTTTCGGCGTAAGGATTGACTCGGCTTCGGTACAAAGTTGAAGTAATTTTTCACGCATCAATTCCGTCATTGAATTTCCCGGCACCTCTATATCGTCCAGAATCATTAGATCCGCTCTGGACCCCGTCAGCTGACCAGTAATACCAACACTTTTGACTGATGGTGCCTGATGAGGTGAACAGTTTACGTCGAAGGAAATCCTTGACCATCTGCTGTCGTCGCTCTTTGGTTGTAGATGTTTCAGCCATGGTGTCTCTATAATAAGTTTTTGTAAAAAGATAGACATGTTATCTGCACGTTCTTTAGACGCAGAGATAATCATTATCTTCTTTTCTGGATTTTTAAATAGTGTCCATAACACAAAAGCACCAGTAATCCAAGACTTACCAACACCTCGGAACGCCTGAATTTGAAGCCTCTTGGGACCACTCTGCAAGTAATCTGCAATAGCATATTGTGCTCTCGTAGGTTGAGGAAGATCTAACTGATCCCACAAAGCTTGTAGGAACAGTTTAAAATCTTTTTGTAATGATGTTAAAACGTCTGTCATTAAATTTCTAATCCTTTAAATTTAGATACCCAATTACTACCATGTGTTTTAGTCATTACTTCTTCAAATAATTGGTTATCAATATCTCCAAGAACTTTAGCAAATTGTTGTAAAAATGCTTTTCTAGTAGCATAATCAGCTTTAGCAAACGATTGCATTTTTTTAGGATCATATCCAGCTTTATTTAAAGCTTTATGAAGTTTATCGTGAATATCTGTTGGTAATTGACGTAAATTAAACATAGTGTTTCCAGAGTATAATCCAAATTCATCTTGAGCTTCAGCAATAAGTTGATTACGAGTTTTATTATCTAAACCTTCTACAACTCTTTTCATTACTCCAATAGGATTCCAATGATGAGCATGTTCTTTACCTTTTATTTTTACACTATAAAAACCTTTAGCTTTTTCATCTAAAGTTAATAATTTTTCATATGTTAATCTAGCTTCTGTACCACGACCACTCATTTTGCGAACGTCAACTTCTGTTACTCTTCCATGAGGTGCTGTGTCAGAACCATAATTTCTTATTTGTTTAGCTACACCATCTTCTTCAAATTTAGTAGTACCTAACATTACAGCTTCTTCATATGACTTTGCACCTTGATCAAAAGTTTTATCTGCTAACTGTGGAGGAACTGGACCTTGAATTGTACGAGGTGTCATTTTTCTACCAGTTAATCTATCAGCTCCAGCTGCTTGTAAGTTTTGTACAGCATCTGGTCTTGTATATCCACGTACAGTCCTAGTCATTTCATCTACATTAGACTGATACTGATCAACTGCAGATAATGTTTTACTAAAATCATTAAAAGATTCATATGCAACTTCGTCACCAGCTTTCATACCTTTGAACATGGTTTCCATTTCAGGTATGTCTACACCTTTAGTTATATTAATGTGATCAGACAAACTCTTAACAACTTGTGGTGCAAGGTCTTTTGTATAACCTTTTTTAGCAAACCCCTTAAGAGTTTGCTGTCCAAGATCTATGGCGGCTTTACCTAGTGCTTTTGCAACACCCATGTTTACCTCCTACTTTTTCTTTTTCTTAGCAATTCTTTCTTTTGCTAGTTGTTGTGCAGTCTTAGGTGCTTTGTATGTTCCTGCTTTTTTAGCTGCAATTCTTGCTTTTGCAGATGCTTGTGCTCTTTCTTTAGCAGTCATAGTAGCTTTTTTAACTACTTTTTTGTTAGTAGTACTACCGCCTCCAACTGTTGGATTGCTTCCGTAGTTTTTACGCTTGTTAGCTTGTGCTCCACCTACAGTTTTTTTAACTTCTTTTTTAGGAGCATCTACGTTTTTAAGTTTTCTTTGTAAACGTTTAGCAGTACCTTGGTTACTACGTCCTCCACCTACATTTGAAATTTTCTTTTTAAGGTCAGTTTTTAATTTGTCCTTTTTACGTTGTTCTTTTGATTTGAAAATTCTTTTTAATACCATGATTATTTAGCGATGTAAAGTTTGTTTTTGTTTTTTTTACGTGGTCGTGCACGATTAGTTGATGGATTTTCTAATCCATGCTTTCCGGGACCATGCATGTTATGCGAGGCATCTTTGCCATCGCCATTGCCATATGTACCCATTTTACGATTTAACGCTACAGCTTCTTTGGCAATTTTATTGCCTTTACCGTTTTTGTTATATCGTGTTTGTTGTGCAATCCTACGCTTGTTAGCAGCAGGATTAGCATCATAATACTTTTGTGTTTTACCTTTTGCCATACATCCTCCGAGTTATTAACTCAGGATCTACTTTAGGCATTAACTGATTTAATTTATCTAATGGGTTACCATCATAGGCTACACCGCTAATATCATTAGCTTTTAGCCAGTCACAAGCTGCTTTAAGATCTTGTGTGGTTGCCTCGCCGTTACGAACTCTGTTTAAAAACTCATTCGTGACAAGGTTGTGCAGTTCATTAAACTGCTCTTCGTTAGCTTTGTTCATTTTAATTTATATGAGATAGGATCACGTGCTCCCGGTCTGGATTATATCCAAACGTGGCTCGCATCCAATCAAGCCAATTTCTACTACCTTTTTCCTGATTACATCGACGGCACGACGGTACAACATTAGCTGTAACATCTCGTCCACCTTTACATTTAGGTCGAACGTGGTCAATAGTAAGATTGTGTAATTCATGTAATTCTCCGCAATAAACGCATGTACAGTTGAAGTGCTCTTTGACCGCTCTTCTCCAGAGCTTCTTTGCATCAGGACTTTGCATTGTTATTAAATTTTGTAGATAATGTTCAGGTGAAGGTAGTAACTGAGTCATAAAAACTATTTAGATCCGACAAAGATCTTAGTTTCTATGAACTCTACTGCTGCATCATCTAACTGGTTATCAGTAGAAGCAACTAACTTTTTAAGAACATCAACAATGAGTCTCTTAACTGAGTCTGACTTAGCAAAAGTTAGAATTATTGGTTTGAGTAAAGTAATCATTTGGGTTAGAATAGTTTAAATTTTTTATCTTTTTTAGGCTTTGCTTTAACGATAGGTACTATGTCCTGACATACCTTAGCCATAGGTGTGTTAGGTCTATACATAAAACCCTTTTTCATTAAATCTGCACATTTGTGTGCTCTCGTAATCTCGTACTCGAGCCTCATCTTATCTGCTTGGCGTTTAGCCAGTTCTTTACATTGTTTGTAACCTGATTTATCTAGAGGTACCATAAAATTAATTTGGAACCCCCAGTTTTCTGCCAACGTATAGCTACTAGGTTGCATGTTTTCATCAAGAGGTTTAGTATGATTGCCCATATAAAAAGGCTGGAATGTCATTGTACTGCCATTACAACTTATATTAGGACCATAATACTGCCTACTTTGTGCTCCATTGTTCTGAAATTGCACAGCTTGATTGGTCACATTTCCCGTCGCTGCGGCCACAGGGTTACTAACGTTGTTATCCTCACCTTCAGCAAGTACGGGTGTACCTATTGAGAGAAGATAGAGTAAGATGAAGTAGTTGAATCTGTGTCGATTACCCGATCTATAGTTATTGTTTCGATAGTTCCAGCGTCTCTGGTTGTGATCTGTAGATCCCAATCTGTTGCGTTGGCTGTTGGTGCATAAGTAGCGTTGTCTGTACCTATTCCACCAGTTACCGTAATATTTGTACCGCTCCATGAGGAAGAGGCTGATCCTTGAATATCGTGAACTATTTCTTCTGTTATAGTTTGTTGTGTAGTTGTGGTT